GGACTATCATATTCAACATCATACTCACCAGCAGCCTCTATTAAGATATCTGGCATTTGTGGTAGCAACCCTTGCTGTTGCATAACATCTAACTCGCGCTCAATCATTGGCCCAAGAAGTTCGGACTGTTGACGGCCCATTGTAGGAGAAAGCAAAGCTCCCTTCTCTCTAGCACGCTCCAATACTTCAGTAGCAGTCATAGCTGGACTTTCCACCAAAATTTGGAATAGGCTAACTAGAAAAGCGTCATTTATTACTTGACGCTCCATATCCATAAGCTCTTGACCAGCAGCAAGATTACCTGTTGGAAGTGTCTGTACTAATGCTCTGCCTTCTGCGCTAACGCCGCCGGGGTTCATTGCTCCGGGCTTCATAGAAAACGTATCTAGCACCCCATCGTCATGAGATAGTAAAATAGGATCTACTACTCTGTGACCCTGTTTTAACATTGTTTTCTTTTGTTCGTTTAAAACTTTAATAGCCGGCAAAGCTAACATGGCAGGGCTTCTACCATAGATTTCGCCGGGGCCAGTTACATATCTACTTACAGGATAAGGGAAAGTATTAAAGCCCCCTTTACTAAGAAGATGTTTCCCTGTTACAGAAATATAGTAAGAAGCATATTTCTTGCCACGATAATCTAGCTTGCGAGAATCTATTTCTGCGTTAGGTCGAACACAATGGATAATCTCAAAACGTCTATCTGGGTGGTCTTTAACAGCGGCTGATATTTCTTTTGGTGTGCTGTCCCAACGACCAACATCGACACGTTGTTGGATTTGCCTAGCTGTTAAGCTGTATTTTCTATAAGAGGTGTCAACAGAGCCTTGGTGACTCATGTCAAACATTAACTCTCGCAGATCAATAGAATTGTATTTTAAACCACCGTCATCATGAGAATCAATAAACATAGAACTAGTGCCGAAAGCGCCCAGCCCAATGTAGACTTCATGTTGTTGGCTGGCGTAATTTGCTTTAGGCGCGTAACGAGCTTTAAATAGTTGGTTTGTAGCTTGTTCAAAATAAAGTTTAACCTCTCGATCTTTAGCTAAAGCAGGATTGCTTACGCGTAGTCTGTGCCACTTTGAATTACGTGGGGTTAGCATACTTTCCATAGCAGCCGCAAAACGTTCTAGTCCTAAAGCAGCGGTAGAGTCAAACATCTTAGATGTGCGCTTGTCTCCACGGGTAATGCCGCTATCTGGAGATTGCATAGTTGTAGAGTAACGAGGCAAAACGCGCTCTGCTATTTCTTCCCAATGGCCTTCCCACGTACCGCGCTCACTTTTAAGCTGGTCGTATCGTTTAATAATCTGTTCTGGGATGTCTACCATTTTATGACCCTAACAATGATTTAACGTTAATTGTTCTTTTCCCACCTTGTGATGATGTGCTACTTGCGCGTCCTTGCGCCCTGTTAATTCTAGAACTTGTTTGATTAATAGCGGCAATTTCTTTTTCTAATGCGGTAGGCTCTATAGCCTTAGTTGCAGCTTTTGCAGAAGTTGGAACAAGACTGCTAGCTGATTTAGCCCCTACAATGTTTCCGCTTTCGTTTCCACCAAACGGCGATTGAGGTGCGTTTTTAGAAGCTGGTGTTTGTGTTGGAGTTGCTTTAAAATCATCTTTGTGTCCAGCTATAGGTCTGTCAAATCCTAGAGCATCAGCTATTTTAGGAGATGCGGCTATGCCTGTAAGAGCGGCTATGCCTCCGGGAAGCGCACCAATAGCAAGTGATTTACCAAAATTAGCTTCAGTATTTACAGCCAATTGATCGGCTACTGATAATGTTGTGCTGGTTGGAGTTACAGAGTTTGCACCAAGTTTATCAATGCTAGGAGTAGTTAAATCTATTTCATCAACAGATCCAAGCTTTGATCCTTGTGGAGTTGATTTCGCACTTCGCCTACCTGTGCCGGCAAACTCTCCGGGGGCCGTTGGTGTTCCTAAAGTTTTATCTTCACTACCAACAAGCGTCTTGTCTCCTGCATCAGAAAGAATAGTACCAGACCCTGTACCAGTAGGGCCAGCAGTACCGTTGTTAAAATTATCTAATCCAGCAGATGGAACTCCGCCGCCACGGGTTGCATCAAATCCTGATACTGTTCCGGCGGGTTTGCTAAAAGCGGCGAAGCTATCTACTTGGGAACCTGTGTCTCCGCCTGCTGATTCTCCGCCCATTATGATCCACCTAGAAGTTTCTTAGTTGTTGTCACTTCGTCTTTTACACCTTCACCAGATGTAAGAATGGTTGATGCGCGCCCACTAGCATTAGCTCTTCTACGGCGTTCAGCTATAGCAGCATCTTGAACATCTACGTCTGATCGTGTTGGAGGAGGAGGTAATGGCGCAGGAGCCGCTGGTGCAGAAGGTGCGCTAAATATACCGCCCATAGTGTTTCTCCAAAATCTAACTGTGATAATTATGATACAGTAGCACAAAAGAATGCCCCAGTGCAAGGACAAGGAACACTGGGGCAAGTTTAGAACTGAGAGAGCAACTAATATGAACTATCCAAACATATCATAATCTAAATCTTTTACAACTCTTTTCCGCGATTTAGATGTTTTAGTATCTTTTCTACCTATTGTCCGGGAGAAAGTTGTGGCTAGGGCATCGGCAAAATCAGGTGACGCGTACCCACGTTTCTTCATTTTATCTTTAGGCTCTAATTTTAATTGGCCTTTTAAAGAAAAGTCATACATCGGCCCACATAAATCATCGGCTAGTTCTTTCTTGTTAGGTAGCATCCCATTAGAAATCCAATCTCGCATTCTACCCCATAACTCGGTTCGGTGGTTGTTGTACATATCTTTATCCTGCGCTCCGCCGCCAACTTTAACTTCGATAACTTGGTGGCCCGTGTGCTTGAGGACATCGGCAACGCCGCCGCCAACTCCATCTCCTTCAATAAAGACTGCATCTGGGCTATACTTTTCAATAGCTCTTGCACAGTATTCCGCCAATTCAACAACTGAACACTTTTGGTATTCTTGCATTGGAATACTTCTGGCATCTTTCCCTTGCCTAAATGCGATAACTGCTTTGTCATTTCCAAACCTTGCAGGGTCTACACCCATTAATAACGGTGATCCATAGTCATAAGCGTCTTCCCTTAGTAAAGCATCATCTACATCTCCACGCCCAATGAACTGCATATCACCTTGGCGGGGGAACTCTCCGTAAACCTCTACCCTTGCTTGGTCAGAGTCCTCACCATACTGTTCAATAATAGAGTTATAAAGCTGGTGGTCGTTCTCCGATACACTTCTCCCGTCAATGTTCTTATGGTTCCATTGACCCCTGTTCCCGTGAAAGCATTCAAAGAACTCACCACTTGGATTACGCGGATTAGAAATAGCAATCCAGAACCTGTGAGTTGTTTTATCTGTAAAGTAACCTTGTGCAACAGGCCAAATACATCCGGGGATACCAGATGCCTCGTCAAAGAGAACTGCCATAGCTACCTGAGAGTGTACCCCCGCATAAGCATCAGGTGCTTCCTCGCTCCACAGCCTCGCTTGGATATACCAATAAGCTGAGTCATAATCAGTTGTCCTCTTTAAAATATCTACAAGCCAATCCGCCGGCTGTAAGGACATTATATTATGTTCAAACCATCTAGAATTAATAGCCATAGTAGCCCATTTACGAATCTCCGGGAAGGTCGTACTCTTAAGCTGCTGCTCTGTGTTAGCAGATACAATAACAGTAGAGGCAGGCATTGTACTAAACATCCAGATTGATACCCAAGCTAAGAAAGCAGATTTTCCAATTCCACGACCAGAGGCACGCGCAATCTTCATAAGCTCCGGGTCATGTCCATGTAGCTCTTTATTGTGGTTTGATCTAATATGGTCACGCATCTCAGTGAGGGCTTCTAACTGCCACTCCCTTGGCCCACTAAATCTCTCTAAAGGGCTACCGGTCTTGCCCCACGGGAAGGCAAACATTACAAACCCCAAAGGATCATCACGGAAGTCTAGTATCTTTAATATTAATTGTTGTTCGTCATCATGAGGGATTTGTTTAGCCATGTGGTCTCCTGTGGATTGCATATATGATATAGCATACATGATACGGGTAGTAAAATAATATTTCTAAAAATAATATTATAAGGTGTTGGTGTGAGGTCTACGGGATAAAATGCCGCAGAATATCTAGGGGTCACCCCCCTGCACCCCCCCCATCATCATTTATTAAAGTAGAATTACTTTCATCATGTTCGCTTAATGGTTGTATAAGATTATCGGATGAATTGTGTTCAATCGTTTTCATATTCTCATTGAATAGGGCGAGCCTCTGTCCTGCTTCTCGCATTGCCAAACCAAGATCCAATACATGATGCTCGACGCTTACATTCACCTCTGCCGGGATAACTTTATTCACTAAGCTAATATAGACCGCCGGATGTTCTGTTGATAATCTTTCAAGATATTGCTTTTCATC